AAGGTAAAGATTGTTCCTGTGGAGGTTATCTGTAGAAATCGTGCTGCTGGATCTATTATTGAACATACCGAAGGACTTTATGAGGGGCAATCATTTGATCCACCTATTATTGAATTCTTTCTTAAGGATGATTACAAAGGCGATCCTCTCTTAACTCTTGATCGTGTGAGGTTGATGAATATTGATCCTATACCTTTTGTTATAAAGACAAGAGAAGTTAATGAGCAGTTGCAAAAGATATTCGGAGAAATTGGAATGGACCTTATTGATTTTAAGTTAGAGTTTGGTCATGACTGTGATGGAAACTTCATTCTTGCTGATGAAATTAGCCCTGATAGTATGAGACTATGGAAGAAAGGAACAAAGGAGAGGTTTGATAAGGATCTGTTTAGGAAGGATGAGGGTGACATAGTAGAGGCATACAAATACATACTACAGAAGCTGCGGCAGTCTATTTGAGGACAATAGGCATTTATTTTTGTAAAACCGAACTTGTTTTGTGTTGGTATCCTGACTAAATAGTAGTAGAATTGGAGAGCAAGATGTAACCAAACCTGGTTATGATGTTCACTTTAAACAATGGAGAAGTCATCAATGCAGCACAATCTAGTATCCCATAATCAATTAGCCGGTTGGAAAAGTAAAGTAGAAGAGATTCAGGAAACGGATCATGAGTCGGCAGTAAATGATTATTTTCAGTGCCTCACCGAGTGTGATGACAATGCGCAATTTTGTAAGCGTATTTGTAAAGAGATTTTGATAGAATAGTCAGAGTTTGACACTCATTACAAAGTACAATATACTAGGAGCAACAATGCTCCTTTTTTTATGCATGGAAAATTAGACCCTGAAGACAGAGTTCTTTCTGAAGAAGATCAATCGCTAAATAAATTTTTTAATACAGAAGACATGAACTTTACAGTTTACTCTAGAGAAGGATGTCCATATTGTACAAAAGTTATTCAGGTGCTACAATTAGCAGAACTTAAATATGTTGAGTATAAGTTAGATAGAGAATTTGATAGACCAAGTTTTTATCAGCAATTTGGCCAAGGATCAACTTTCCCACAGGTGGTTAGAGATGGAACTAACTTAGGTGGATGTAGTGAAACTGTTAAGTACCTCCAAGAAAATAATCTTGTATAATGAAAGACGATTTTGATGAAGTTTATGATATGTTAGAGCACGCCATTGAGTATGCTTTTGCAGGAAAGATGCAACTTAAGTTTTATGATTATCTAAAGTATCGTAAGACAAAGAAAGTTGAAGTAGATTCTTTCCTTCAGAGTTCTACCGCTCATGAATTGGGTGATGTGGTATTAGAACTTGATGAGTATATCAAAGGTGGTGCTGATAATGATCATAAACAATTGCGTGAGGCATATCATCATATTCCTAAACCACAAGCACGCAAAATAAAAAATTATTTAAATGGCATCCTTGAAGATGCAAAGAAATATAGTTATGACAGACGCCCCGGACGAAGACGAAAGCAATCTAAATAATGACGACGACTCTGAAATTAATAGAGGTGTAGAATTAATATTAAGAAATAGGAGGAGACCAGAAACACCCAAAACTTTTCAGTTAAAGTTTTCTTTCTTTAATAGAGAGATTACTTTTTGCCTAGACATAAAGAAAAAATAATTCTAAGGAGAAGTAAAATGGAATCGCAAATTTTATTTTTTAGTGGTGTATCAATTGCTGCCTTTTTTATACTTGGTATTTTTGTAGGGTGGTTTATAAATGATCTTGTCGCTGCCTTTTTAAATCGATATAGGATGCCATCGCATCCAGAAATGTATGATGAAAATGGTAATGTATTACCGGATGAGATTGTTGCTGTAAGGTTTGAGAATTCGGATGAAGAAGATGAAGAAGAAGATTGACGATTTTAAATAAATAACTTATACTGAAAGAAATTAACTATTGCTATGTCACAACTAAATTCATCAGCATTGAGTGCTGAAGATGCTCCTGATTCATCATTTTTAGAAAGCGGACCAAAGAAGAAGACTGATAAAACTACAAAGGCAGCTAAACCACTTCCAACACTTCCAGTAAATCCATTTATATTTGAGATACTTGAACTCGCATCAAAGCAGAGAAGTAACGCAAAGAAGGTAGAAGTGTTGCAGACATATAGAAATGAAGCACTTGTTAGTACTTTGATATGGAATTTTGATGAGACTGTAGTTAGTCTATTGCCTGTAGGAGAGGTTCCTTACGGCGAGACAAATGCTCAGACAACCTATGCCGGTACTCTATCAGAAAATCTTGCTAGAGAGGCATCAGGAGGCGAATCAGCGACAGGTCAGGACTTAGATGGTAGGAATAAAACATCCTTAAGAAAAGAATATCAGACTTTCTATAATTTTGTACAAGGTGGTAACGCATCTCTTACTACTACACGTAGAGAAATGATGTTCATCAATCTTCTTCAAGGGCTTCATCCTAGAGAAGCAGAGATTTTGGTTTTGGTTAAAGATAAGAAACTTGTTACCAAATATAAGATATCATATGATAATGTAAAGGACGCATATCCAGATATCTCTTGGGGTGGTCGCTCATGACAATGAATGTTGGCGGTAAAGAAACAAAACGAGAAGATCAAGAAATGGCAGAAGAGGTAAAGGAGGAAGATAAGAGTAGGTTTGATCCATATGAATATTCATGTCATATTCTATTAGAAAATACTACACTTGAGAAAGCAAATGATAAATCTTTCCCAACTGATGCTTATTTGGTGTGGTATAATGTAGATGGGAAGGAGTTGTTAGATGTGACTCGTTCTCATAAAAAATCTAATATTTTTGATATGTATTATGATAAATATAAAAAAGATTTAAAAAGAATTGATTGGGGAAGTGGAACCAAGAGTCCTTCAATGTGGGGATATAAGCAACCAGAAAAGAAGAAGAGAAGGAAGTCATGAGCGATGAACTTAAAGATCAAATAAATGAAATTATAAAAGATGAAATCCAAGAGCAAATAAATGATTATGTAGATCAAGTAGAGAAGGGTGAAGCAGAAGGCTTTGCTAAAGATGAAAAGTTAAATGTTAATATATCTAACCAGGAAATAAATAAGATTATTAAAGAGTATAAGAAGATTAAAAAAAGTAAAAGATCTAATCTCCATCAAGTAAAGAAGATGGGTTTAGTTGATAAGCACGGGAATCCACTAAAATGAGACTTGGTATCATGTGCTCAGGCAGTGGATCAAACTTCGAGAATATAGTTAGGACGTGTAGAGAAGATGAAGTTGTGTTGATGATATACAATAGGAAAGAATGTGGTGCAAAGGAAAGAGCAATTAAATTGGGCATACCTCATGTCCATATTAAAAGTGTTAATGAGGATGAGATTATTCAGTTGTTTCAGGCTTGGCGTGTTGATTTAATTGTTCTGGCAGGGTGGATGAGGGTTGTGTCATCAAAAATGATTGAAGCATTTCCTAATAGAATTATAAATATACATCCATCATTACTTCCTAAGTATAAAGGATTGAATGCTGTACAACAAGCCCTAGATAGTGATGATCTAGTTACTGGATGCACGGTTCATTATGTAACGGAGGAACTTGATTCTGGTGCTATAATATGTCAAGCAGAGGTTGCTATCGGGCATAGGGATACATTAGAAACATTAACTAAGCGTATCCAAAGAGAAGAGCATCGTATTTTACCCTTGGCAATAGAAAATGTTAAGCACAAATCACAGGTTAAAACTTACTGAGATATGTTGTAGGATGAAACTTGATCGTCCTGTGACTTTAGCAGAGAGGATATGGGTGCAGAAACTTTGTGAGGTAAATAAACATGCGGCAGGTATAGCAGAGATGATACAATGAGAGAACGTGAAGAGGAGATTGAAAAAATGATTAAAAAAAGAGAGCAAATGAAAGTATTCAAGGAGCATTGTAAAGATTTGAGGTATGATACCAGGATAAATGGTGTGCGGTTTTGGGATGCAAAAGGCACTGGAAGGATAGTTAAAGGGAAGAAAATCTATAAGTGATAAAATTTAATACTTTCTTTATAAACTGCTTGACTAAATAAGTCACTATGTGTTAAGATACACATATCGTTCATCCTATGTTCTTATTACCACTACTATTTTCAGTTGTTGAACCAGATTATACTTTACTTAAATGTGATCAGTATGATTGGTTGCGAGGTGCTATTGGGAGATCCTCCCTATTAAGCAGATCTGAAAAGATAGATTTGACTTTCCTTTTTATTGAGAGTACAGATCCGCAGTGTTTTGAGGAATGATAGGACGCAAGTAAGCCGACGAGGAACGGAGTCGTTCATCCTATGTTAGAATTATTCTTACTTATAAATCAACCAAATATTGCTATGTCCTGCCAGCAATGGAAGGAAACTGTTGAGGTTGTAGAAGAAAGTGAGATGTTATCTGATCGTGATAAGGATACTATCATAAAAGATATGAGAATTCCCTCACGTTGCATTAAAGCAACATCAGATGTATAGGACGCAACCGCCGACTGAAGGAACGGGGCCTAAAAAACCACCAACTTCAGGAGAAAACCAATGGCAAATTTCACATATCGTGGCCACAAGTACAACACCAATGACAGAGATGGATCTAAAGTAGCAAAGACTCTCACATATCGTGGGAATGCTTATGCTAGCATCCAACCTATCACTGGGTCTTGCAGGAAAGTTAAACTCCAAGAGACCTATAGAGGTGTAAAGCACGAAGAGACTAAAACTGTTTGTGCTTGATAAGATTAATCTTACTTGATCCAAAACCAGGGTGTTTACATCCTGGTTTTTTTGTATTATAATTAATGGAAAAGAAATGTTATGGACAAAGAAAAATTAAAACTCATTGTTAAAAATCTTAAGTCGTTAGTTGATTGTTTAGAGTCTGAAGTGTATTCAGATGTT